CCCGCCTATTGATCACACGCTTGTTCTCGAAATACAAGGACCAAGGGTCGAAACTTGCAAATAGCGAGGTTCCAACGCCCCATTCCACTTCAGCAATCTTGATTGGTCTCGAGAAGAAGTGCTCCAGTGATGCATCCTCTGTGTCCATCGACGTTCGTGTCGGATCAACGTTGTTCTCGATGTCATATAGGTAAGGATCATGTTGGTCTGAGAATTGCACATTCTCATATTGTGTACGGCCACCGACTTTCATAATACTCGCGTCATCCGTAACACCCGACTGGGGTGAAAATTCCAACTTGGTCAAGCAATCACTAATGCAATCGCTACTTGTTGAACGATGAAGACCAATATGGCACGTACAATTGGTGTATGGCTTAAAGCATCTTGTGCATGTTGCACTACGCTTCTGACCCGACACACAATTTTGCGGATTTTCCTCAAGAGTCTTAAGAACACGCTTCCACATGGGAACGTATTTTCGCATCTTTGGGTCCGCCTTGAGCGCACTGAGTGAAATATACTCACTCTGAGGCTCAAGTTCCTTGTTTGTTGGAGTGCTCCAACCGCTAATGTTCGATTTCTCGTTTTGTTTTTGGGTAAGTGGTTGATTTTCCGTGAAGCCCACTCAATATTCACGGCATGGATGATTGGTGGCTGGTAAAGCCGCGCTAAATAGCGCTACACCTATTTGTCAAAGCCTTTAGATTGGGAGGCATATTCCTTTCCTTCCCGACGATTGGGTCATATCATATGGTATCCAGTGACAAACTACAATTTTGCTGTGTTCCACAACCAGATTTGAAACTGGTCGCACTATTTTAAGGGGTTAGTGCAGGCCCGGGATGACCACTTTTAGGGTTTGGGCAGATATTTATCTTTCCAAGCTCCCACACGCTGATCATACGTGGTCCCCAGCTGACAGCACAAATGAGTTATACCTGATCGTACGGCAATCTCATTCATATCTGCTCTACGTTTTTCATATACTTCTCGGCCATGGTTGAACCATTCTCCAAGAGCTGTGTCAATGTTTTGAGCACAGGCCATCTCTTCTGTCAAAACACAACCCTTTGGTCGCATATAACAGTGAAGCATTTTATGAATCGACTTTTCGATTAAAGCACCAGTGTGCACACCAAGTTCAGGGTGATACACAGATGCTCTTTTCAAGAATTCAAACTCTTCAAATGGAAGATAATCAAGTAATTCACTTTCCTTGTCAGGCATAGTGTATGTTTGACCATACTTCTCCAGAAATTCAGAAACCGCTTTGATCGTGAACAATGGGACAGTCTTACTTACAGATCCGATATTATCATCCCCATAAGTCATGGCTTTCACATGTGTTCTGAAGGGGAGTCGAGATTCGAAAGTCTCAGGAGGATACAAGCTGTAAAAACAAGCTCTCAGATTCAAACTCCCACAAATTCCATTGATCACTACAGTCAACGAGTTACCACTGATGTGTGTCCCTTCAGTTAAACCGATGAGGTCACCATTGTAAGCAATAAGCGAAAACGCTACATCACCTGCTAGGGCTTCCATGATATCCAGATCCCTTTGTTGGTAATCACACTCTCGGGCAAAATCGATCATGATGCGAAATGAAGCAATAATTAATTGAGACGGAAGTTTTTGATCATACTTACCATAATCTCCACCAATGATTGTATCCTTTCCAAAAGTAAGTACATGATTGTGAAACGCTTCCCACTCCGGCCCGTGACTGTTAATTCCAACAGCACACTCCGCAGAAAGGGGGTTCATTTGCATGACTCGCAATATAGGAAGGAAATATTTCCTGATACACCAAGTGAGAGCGAGAGGGTTTCCATAGAAAATCCTACATTTCTCTTTCAGTGTTGACAGAACTTCATCTTTCTTACAAGCTTTGGCAATGGTATACGCTCGATAACCTTTAGCCCATTCTTGTTCACATCTTGTAATTTCTTCAATGAGAAACTCATCTAGCACACGATTGTTTGGTTTATCAAGCGTAGGTTCCAA